TGCACAGATCGCTGAAGATGAAGATCGTCCTGTAGCACAAGCACCAAAGATTGCTTCTAAACCTGCGCCATCACCAAAGGCAATGGAAGAAGACGATGATGATGTTATGTCTTATTTTGAGAAGATTGCTAAAGAAGATTAATCTTTAGAATAGTAAAAAGAAAGGGATCGTAAAGATCCCTTTTTTGTTTTATGCAGCAGATAATCGTCTGCCGTATGCAGCGTTACTTGATTCATTGTTTCGAACATTTGGTTTAATAACATTGGTAGTTCTACTCATGTTATTGACTGGAGCATTAACGATATTAGTTTTATTACCACCACCGCCACTTGCTGCAGCATTAGCATCAGCATTGGCTCTTGAACCACCCTCAACTGCACCAGCTGGTCTCAATGAAGCACCCATTGCAGCAATTTTCTCGATAGGGAGTGCAGCAATTGCTTTAATCTTTTCTGGATCAACTTGAGAGAACATTCCCAAACCACGAGCAATATTAACTACACCAGTACCTGCTTGGTTAATTAAGTCACCCTTTTCACCAAGCATCATAATTTGTTCAACTGGAGATTTTTGACCAGTTGCTGCATGTAAGAAACCAGACACCAAATTAGTGACACCAGCAACTGCTGTTCCTACTCCAAGTGCAGCCATACCAGCACCAATAGATGCTAAACCAGCACCAACTAATAGAAGATTTGATCCATCGAGTTTGCCGATTTTCTCAAGACCATCAGTCATTTCAGAGAAACCTTTGCCTACTGCCTGCATTGCTTCACCAATAACTAATAGTGCTGCACCCATAACCAACAGTGAAGCACCACCAAGTGCAATTAATGGTGCAGCCATACCAGCCACAGCACCAATAACTCCAAGACCAGCAATGGCGACCATACCTTTACCGATTGTTTCCCAATCTAAATCAGAGAATGTTCCAAGTGCTTCACCAATACCCCATGTTGCCAAAGCGAGAACACCGAGTGCTGCAGCACCAGCAATAATATTACCTTTAACTTTATCTAAAGCAAGAGCAGCAATTACAAGACCACCAAGAGCAACCATACCCTTGCCAACATCTTCCCATGCCACTTCACCGAAATTCTTAAATGCTTCTGCAGCAACGTAGAGTGCGCCAGCGATAGCAATAAGACCAATACCGAATTTCTTCATGCCATCTAATGCTTTTCCTGCACCACCACTCATTAAACCAGCGAGTAATCCACCACTCTCTTTACCACTTTCGTCTGGTTTTGCTTTAGCAGTGTCTTGTTTTCTTCCACCAGTATTATCTGCAATTGCTTGAAGAAGTTCCGTCTGGTTTCCTATTTGTTTGCTCTGTTCTAGTTGTGCTTCTTCTTGAGCACCAGAGTCTGCAAATTGAGCAGTTGGAGATTTTTGCACATCAGATACTTTAAGAGCAGTCATCGGTGCTTTATCTTCATCTTGTCGAACCAAGTTAGAGCGCACATCAAATTTAGCGTACTCTTCTGCACCTTTAGATTTTTCAGCAAGAAGTTTTTTACCTTGAACAGTCTTAGCAAACTCAGCATCAGAAAGACCACCAGCACTTTCCTTAAAGTCTTTAATAGCAGCTTCTGTTTTATCTAATTTCTTTTTAGCTGTTTGAGCACCCTTAAAATCTTCTGCTAATTGTGAACGAGTCTTTGCAGTACCATCTGCATTAGTAGATCCTAATTTCTGTTGGGTTTTGATGAACTTTTCTTTTTCGATAGACTTATCAAATATACCACCAACATTTAGCTTCTTCAATAATCCTACTTTCATTCCAGCAGGAGATAGACCATCTTTTAACTTTTTACCAAAGTCTTCAAACTTCTCACCCATTGTTTTAAAGGATTTCATTCCCTTGGCAATACCAGCAATGGCTTCTGCTTCTTCATCACGAATTCTGCTGATTTCTTTTGCAGTTTTTAACTCATCTTTATATGTGGTGATTAGTTCTTTTTTAACTTTAAGAGTTTCAAGTTCAACCTTAACAGAGTCAGTCGCACCTTCAGTTTTCAAAACTTGCATTTTCTCCATCATCTGCTTCATGGAGCTGACGTGTTCTAATGAGACTTTCTGTACCTCTAGTAATGATTTAAAATCACTAGATGATACATGAACTTGAATTGGTGGTTTTGCCATCTGTTACATCCTCTTTTTGGATTCTATTCTTTTCTTTTCTTCTTCAAGATACTGAATTAACATAAAGACATACACTTCTCGTTCGAAGGGTATCATGTCTTCCAGCTCAGCCAAAGAGTATTTGTGGTACTGCATCATCGCAAAATTCATTTTATAATAGTTCTCAAGCGATTCATGACTGAGCAATACTAAAAAAAACTTTGGAGTCCCTCCAGCATCTTAACATGGTGTCTATTACACACTGGACAATCGTATTGAATCTCTTTTCTAATCTTCGGCATAGTTTCAAAGAACTTTTGAACTCTTGCGAACTGTTCCGAAGATAAATTTTCAATAAACTGTAACAGTTCAGCTTGTGTCTGTTCTTTAGCGTAAAATAGTTGTTCACCATCATATATGTAATCAATAGATAGAGCCATGATATCAAAGACTGTATCTAAGTCATTAACATCAAAACCTTCTAATTTCTTAATAACATCAACTGTAGGATATTTCATCACTACACCGACATTACCAAATAGTTCGATCTTATTGGTATGGTCTTCTGACTTCTGTACTGTGATAGTGGATAGATCAACAGTAACAGTGGCTTTAGCCTTTTCGTTCTGTTCACCATGATCCAAATCGCAAGCAAAAATTAAGTCAACTGTTTCACCAACAGATTTACCACGGATCTGAGTAAACATATACTCTAGATCGAATGTTGCTAGTTTTTCAACATCCATTTTATCTTGTACGCAAGACTTAACGACTTGCTTTAATGTTTCAATCATTGTTACAACATCTTCAGATTGCTGAGCAATCAAAAGTGCTTTCTCCTCTTTAACGAGGAATGGACGATATTTTACTGTCGCTCCACTTGAAGGCACAACCAATGTATAGATTGGCGCATTCATCATAGGTAAAGCCATAATTATTCTCCTTTAGACATATTCTTAATTAACTTATTCAACTCAGCAGTGCTACCTGTAAAGATAACATTGTTATTCGTCACTTCTTTTCTAGACCCTTCTTTGGGTGTATCTAGTTTTTGTTTCTGTTGATGTAAATCCAATAACTGTTGGTTTATATCAGCCAACTGCTTCATTAGATTACCAACAACCTCAAATGCTCTTGGGTGTTCAGACTGCATAGCCACATCAAGTGATTTCTGTAGTGCTTCCTGTCCCTGTTGCAATAATATACGAAGATTACCTCTAGTGACATCGAAGTCATCTTGAATCTTATTTGTAGAGTCGTTAATAACTTCTCCAGTCTTTGTAATCACTTCAGTCTGCCCCATTGGTTGAATTCCAAATTCAGCAGATAATGTTTCATCAATTTTCATTATTTATCTCATAGTTAGAATTTTAATAATCCTGGAAGTTTTGTGACTCCGTAAGATAAAGCAGAACCAGTTAAGAAGTTACCTGCTCTGGTACCAAGTGTATTATTAATGGTCTCTTGGAATCCACTAAAATTCTGAGTCATTCTATCCAACAAATTAGTAGGAACTTTCTGCCCATCAGCCAGCGGAGACTTAGGTGATGCAATCCAATTTTTGTACTGCATGCCGATGCTAATCTTCATAACATCTTTTGATGCATAGTCCATCTGAATAGAACTGATAGTTTTAGGATAGCACTCAAACAAAGTTACATCATAGCGAGTTTTATCATTGATATCTTGAACTTCAATACGCATGTCAGCGATATATGTATTGTAATAGTTGTATGTTTTAGTCACTGGATTTGAAATCAAATTGGACCAGTCATCAAATAATGATTTAACTTTCATGTCTACGTCTACATAAAAAGACATAGTGATGTTGTCATATATCTTCTCGTATGGAACTTCACGGAACTCACCAAACATTCTATTCTGAGTAGTGGAATAATTTGTTCCTGGAAGTTGAATTTGATCGCAGAACAATAAAATCTTTTGTAAATTACCTGGATTAATACCTGCTGGTGGAGTGAACATAACCGCATAGCGATTAGTTCTTGCCAGACCCCCAGATTTAATATGAGAGATAAATTGATTGATAGGTTTCTGGTCTTTTCCAGTAACATTGTTTGTAATATCTTTTGTGGAAAATGGTAAATTAAGTGCCATTTTATGCCCTTCTAATTATCTTGGCTGAATCAGCCCAGACTTCTTGTTTACTTGCCCCAACAAATCTTTCAACTGGAAGTAACATAGCTGTTGCCCAATCCGCAGAAGAAACTTGTCTAAATTGTGTTCTAACATGACCAGTAAGAT